CTCTGAGTATTTTACCACCTGCACGACAATATTTCACTAACGATTCCATAGCCGCCTTTTTATCCCCGCGAAGAAGCGCTTGACGGAGTGTTGATCTTTGAAAGCATCCAAGGCCCAAATTGAAGCAAAAACTAATAATAGCGTCAAATTCATGTTGTCGAAGAGGCACGTTAGGTAGCATCTTATGTACTCCCAACTCGAAGCGACGTAAGTCGGATTTAAGAATTCCATCTATTTCTTCCTGCGAAAAAGTTCTGTTCCAAGAATCAGGCAAAGATTTGCCATCGCCGATAAGGTGACCCACACCAACAGTCCACAAGTTTGCAGGACAACGATAGGGACGACTACGCACACCTTCATGATGTTTAATAAGTTTGATAGCACGGTCTGATACCTTCACTTATTTCTTTTCCCAAGTACGTGACCCAAAGTAGAAACCAATAATAGATGCTACGATAGCCATTTCATCCGTCGAAAATACTTCTTGTGAAGCTACAACAAAGTCAACACCTGACCATATAGCCCAAGCTAATGATAGGAAATTAATAAGCACTAGTTCACCTACAAAAATAAATGCTACTACAGGTCTTACCATAGCATTCCAATTCTTAACTGTTTGAGAACCACCTTCTACTAATTTTTTATCGTGGTCATATAAAGCTGTACGTTCTTGAGCATAAGTCTCAGCATATGTACCTTCTAATTCTATAGCTGCTATTTTTTCTTGAGCTACAAAACCTTTTTCTGCCATAAGTAATGCTTGAGCATTTTGTAATTGAGCCATTTCGCGTTCATGCTTTTGGTCTCCCTTTTGTTGGAAGAAGCCTAGTATGTTTGGGAGCCCCGCAGTAGCGAAGCCGAGAATCGAGGAGAGTATGGATAGCATATTAGTTATTCAATGGGTTTACCATTGCCTTTCGTAGTTGTTTCATTTCGTCTTTAACGTTTGTGACTGTGTCTGTAATTTTGTCTTGAGTAGCTTTAGCAACACTATTAGCTTCAATAGCACGACCATAAGCTTCGTTAGCTTTTTCTAACGCCCGATTGTTAGACATCATCACATCAACTAGTTGCCGCTCAGTAGAACGTGATCTATCTTCTAACACTATAATACGAGTCTCAACAGAACTCATCTTTTTTACTTCCTCAATCGTCGAGGTCAAATCGTTGAAGAGGGTTATCCCGTAGTATACTGCGCCACCTATTGGCACTAGCACGGATAAGATAATCCCCAGTATCATTTGCGCTGATAAATTCAATGAATATATTTTGTTGTCGCTCATAGTCTTGTTCCTGTATAAGTTTAATATTTTCTTGTATTTGTGTTTGCTGCAGGTTGTAGCCTGAGTTTATAAGTTGCATCGACATTACGATGCCAAATCCTGGTACTATTGTTTTACCTTTCGGTACTTCTGGCGCTTTAGGTGCGTCTTTCTTATCTGTACCCGACGTCGTCGTAGTACTTACGGGGCTTGATGCAGATGTCCCCCCACTTGTTTCGCTCTTTACGGTTGCTACCGAAGTAGCTGGTGTTTCTGTTGTCGTTGTCAATGCAGTCATGTCCTGTACAATTACAGGTTCTGGTGGGATGATAGGTGCAGTTGTGACTTGGTTCAACACGCTGTTTGGATTCGTCGGACTTATCGGACTGATTGGCGATGCCGGATTGTTTAGGTTTGTCGACGTCATCTTGCAAGTATTGTATATTTCCAACCAAGTGGTCCAAGTTGGAGAACCATACGGGTCCGAGCAAATTGAAGTTCTTTGTTCTTGAGATAATCCTTCGAAGCCAGGTGAACATGTTAGTTGTCTCGTTTCAACAGATTCAATACACGTTGGAGGATCTGGCGTACAGTTGTTAGAAGTTGTTGTCCAACCTGTCCAAGACTGTGTAGAACATTCATAAGACCTACTTTGATTAATAGCACCTGATTGGTTAATTGGACAAGATAAGGTTTGATACTCAACTTGAGGGCTACACACTGGGACTTGATATATTGAGCAATAAGGGTCATTCGGTCTGTACCAACCGCAATAATGGTTCTGTAAAGCGTCATCATTTGAGATACCACTGCAAGACATAGATCCAGGAATGATGTTACCTTGGCTATCAGGCTGGAAATTACAGTACCAAGCATATGCGTTATTCCTTAGTAGTAGAAGAAGTAGGAAGAGTGTAATTCGGACCATATAATTTTCTAAACTTCTCAGGATCTTTTTCATACCAAGCCTTCTTAGCTGTAAAGCCTACAGCACCGCCCATAGGACAAGGTGAACCACTCATCTCCATAGCGTCCCATACTTTTGGATCTTGGCACAGTACCGATACGGCAGCCACTTTAAGTCCTAAGTCATTTAATGTTTTAGCTAACTTAATTTTTACGCAGTTCTCATCAAGTAATACAGTGCCGCCGGACAAAGATATAAAGCCTAAATTACCCGCTGCACTAATAGGCACTGCACAAACATCTTGTGAAAACGCAGACATACTAGGTGCCATAGCAGAGGGAACTGGCATCCCCTTTTGATTAATCGTAGTTGTATCTGCATGCGCTTGGTGTATGCAAACAAGTAAACAAAGTGTTAATAAAACCCCAATTAAAATTTTCATAGATCACCTATATAAACCAAGTAATTATTGAATACCTAGTACCTTTTGTTACAGGCATTACTTCGTGAGGATACATAAAATTAGAAGGGAACATAAGTGCGTCGCCTTTCTCTAATTTATATTTTAACTCTTTACCAAAGAAAGCAAACTCGCCCCCTTCAAAGTCATCATTTAATATAAACGAGCATGATACCGCACGCGGTCTAGCTTTAAATGAATCTGTATGCTCTATATAAAAACATCCTTCAGGGTATTTTAATAATTCGTACCCGCTATCCTCTTGAATATTGCAATGAGAAAATTTTAAATTATATTCTTGTATGCATTTTGAGGCTGACGCAAAAATATACTTATCCATTTTTGATCTAACTTTTTTATTCTTCTCTATAATATGCGGGTAAGATATAACTATAGTTTGACAATTTCTTATATTTTTCTCTACCACTCCTGTCCCTACTACGGTATCTACCCACTCGTCGCTATTTTTAAATTCTTCTAATATAGCATCACATAATGGAAAAGTTAAAGCGTTTTTAATAACGACTATATAATCATTGATATTTTTCAACTAATTTATTCCATTTCTCATCTTGTATGCAAAAGCCAAAAACCCACATTAGTCTTTCTTTAGAGCCCTCTACTAAATCGGTACTATGAGGCAACTTAGAAACCAAATAACAATTCAATTCTCTTTCATTCATTTGTTCCAATACACCATTTAATATTAAATTACCGCCCTTTTCAGGAGCTTGAGTAATGATATTACAGTGCATTGTGTGAAATCCATTATGCCAAATAGGATCAATATGTTCGTAACATGTATCTCCTGTAAAAGCACAACTAGCTACAACTCTATCTTTAAATGCAGGGTAAATTTTATTATCTTCTTCTTCGCGTAAATCTAATAAATCAATAATTTTATTTCTTATGTCTTTAACTATTTTTGGGTATTTAAAATTCATATTAGTTGAAAATCTAGTTGTTACCCTATTGCCTTTCATGTTAGCGTCTTTAAAAAAATCTTTACCTTTGTTTTGCAAAATCCAATTAGATAATTCTTGTGCTTCATTTAAAGAAATAAAATTTGAAAATTTCAACAAATTAGAATGTAACACTAGGGATTTTACCTTTTTCTAGTGTTGGCGGCTGTTGTTTTAATTGATCAAATACCGCCCAATATTTTGAACCTTCTGCTCTTACATAATGTAAAAAAAGTTGCACGTGCTCTTGTCCTTGGTATGCATTTCTCCAGTGATCTGCTATTTCACCTAGGTACATAACAGCATCACCCTGATTTAATTCTAATACAATTTCTTCTCCGTTAGGTTTTTGAAACCATATAGGCCATTCATTATCTTTTTTTAGATTTAATGTAATGCTAATTTCGCAGGCAGGTCTATCTCTATGTCTGTTTAAAACTTCACCATGTTTGTAGATTCTGGTATATGTATATGTAGGTAACACATCTTCTTCTAATATTGCAGATACGTCATTAATTTTTTTAACAAGAACTTTAACAAAAGGCAAATAATTGTATTTAGCTAAAGAATTTGGAGCTTGCAGGTCACATTGCATATCATTACCAATTGTTTTACTAAAATTGATAATCTGATCAGCTAAACTATTTGCTTCTTCTTTTGATATAAAATTAGGTATATGTAAATAATTATTATCTATTAACTGTTGATTCATTTTTTATTTTGTTCAATTATTTCGTCGCAAGAAGCATGTTTATAATTCATTCCCATATTTGGATCACAGCCTAACAAAGGATCAGTTATATTTTGCATATTAACTCCTTCGGGAATCATGCTCGGATCAACAATATCATCTACATCTTCACCAATTCTTAAAGCGTGTATACAATACGCTACAGTATTATCTTCTAACGCTGTTAGTTCATGCATTTTTTCAGCTTTAATATATATCATTTGAGGAGCAACAAATATAGATTCTTTTCCTTCAACAATAATTTTTAATTTTCCGTTTGCTAATAAAGTTAAATGGTCAAAAGAATGTGTATGTCCATGTTCTATATCCCCTGCTTTTTCAAAATGCATTTGTCTAGAAAAAAGATTAGCAACGCACCCTATATTTACGTTTAACGCCATTTATATATCCTTAGTTATTAAACAGTAGTCCAAACTTCTTGAGGTATTGTAGGCCAAGTAATATCTCCTGCTACAGGATTAAGTGCATATTGTCTAACAGAGTTTCTATAAATATCAAATGCATTTTTATTCGCAAGATATGGATTACTTAAAGCTGGATCGCTAACACTTGGAATTTGCGTCCAATCACTTTGCTGTAATAAAATTACTGCAGTTTGTTTGTTATCTTCTGCTGTTGGAGGACTTGGGGGAACAGGTGTATTAGCTACTGTCCATGCCGCTAAACAACAATCTACCCAAGAAGGTAATGATGTAATATCTTCGTTTTGTTGGTCCCAAAATTCTAACCAGCCTGATGTCTCTTGCCATTGTAAGGCTCTTACATTAGACGGAATTCCGCAAGAAGATAAGTCAAGATCTAAATATCCCACTTTATCTTTTATTACATTGTTGTCTACAGGTATAATTGTTAATAACATTTTTTACTCCTTATTCTTTAATAATATTGGTTTATCGTCATCTTTTATATCTATTAACCCAGTTGCTACTCCGGCTGTGTGTAATAAAATTTGTTGGCTAGTTTCATTCGCTTTTACCATTTCATTTCTAAATGACTCTACTGCGGCACCTGTTGATCTTTGTTGCCCTGAATTTTCTATTAATAACATAGGCATCCAAGCTATGGCACATTGATATTCATCTACTTGATTGCCTGTATTAGTATCATAACCTTGTACTCTAGTAAACCAAGCACATTGTAATCCTATACAGTCTTTTTTAATTAATGGGCAATATGTTCCATTTTTAAGTTGCACTTTTTCTCCTATTAATCAATAGTTGCAATAATGAAATCGTAATATTTTACAGCTAAGTTAATAGCGGAACCCGTAAAGGTTGAAGACGATATTGTTAATGGGTGATCATGTGAACCCCCGCCGCCAGTAGCACCTGTACTAAATGGTGCGTTTATATTACCAGCCGCGGGGGTGTTGCGCTGGCCATATGGAGCACCAAAAGTGAATGCACCGGAGGGGTGCGTATGACTAGGTATTTGTGGCGTTGTAAGTGTTGTAGAGCCCGCTGAGCCTGATACAGATACCGTACCAGACGGAGTTTGCGATGCAAAAGCTGTTGTAAAGTTTACTGACCCACCGTTAACTACTGAGCCTGTTACTAAACGCATAGCACTATTATCAATGGCTGCTGTCGTATCTTTAGTCCAACCTGTTGGTGCTGCTGTTTGTTGGAAAGACATACGAGTGCCAGTAGGAAATGCTTTAGTTGATATTGTAGCCCAAGTAGGCGCACTACCTGTTGTTGCAGATAATACTTGTCCCGTTGTTCCTGCGGCAGTAAATGCATAAGCTGTACCAGTACCATAAGCTACGCCATTAGCTGTTGGAGAAGCAGTTCCAGCCGTACCACCTGAAGTTACTGGGAGAGCAGAACCAAGGGTCAATGAAGATAAATGAGTTACTGCGTCAACAACGTTAGTACCATTGTTATATACAAACATGGATTTACCTGCTGCTACTGCGATGCCTGATCCTGATGTATTTTTAACTGTGATTGCGTCAGCACAAGTATTATTAATTAAGTATAATTTTTCAATCTGGCAACCAGAGCCTAAAATAAGTTCACGTGCACCACCTGTGGTACCTATTAAATTAAGTCGTAAGTTTCGAGCTGCCTGAGAAGCGTTTGTATCAGTCAGGGTAACCGTAACATTGGCACTAGCAAAGGTCACATCAGCAGAACCTGTAATAGCTTCACCAAGTGCGTCATTACCTAAGTTATTATTAGTTGTTGTGCCCCATGTACCGGACTGTTCGCCTGTACCTATGAGTTCTATTTTCAGTGCTGAATATGTACTTGCCATAATAAATTCCTTTTAGTTTGCTATATTTTACTATAAATTATTCTGTTTATGCGGCTATTTGCACCCAATTAGGTGTTTGTGTTGTATTTATTACATTCCAGTTTGGGTTACTTAATGTAACCGTCCCACCTACTAATGTTAAGGTGCCTCTTGCTGGGGTTATTATCCTACCACTTATAACACTTGGTGCTATACCAACTAAAGTTACCGCGCCAACAGCTGGTGTAACTACATTACCCGTCACTACAACGCTTGGTGCTGATCCTACAATAACCGCTCCGCCTGACGGAGTTATAATTTTGCCACCTACAACACTAGGTATTTGACCTACTAATGTTAAAATACCACTAGTCGGAGTAACGCTTCTACTTACTTGAGCATCTTGTCCTGTAATTGTAACTGAGCCAACACTTGGTACTATGCCCCTAATTAAGGAAGGTGCGAATCCTTGTAAAGACATAGCCCCAACAGTAGGGAATACATCTATATTTAATAACACGTTTGGCGCTGCACTTGCAATTGTAATAGCCCCAACGCTAGGGGTAATAATATTTCCACTTACTACAATACTTGGCGCAGAACCGATTAATACAGACTGCCCTGTAGGCGTAATTATTTTGCCTTGTACTACTTCTGGTGCAACTCCATTAGCAACAACTAGTCCTGTATCAGGAACTACTACCTGACCTATAATAGCATTTGGAGCATGCCCAGTAATTAAAACAGTACCTACACTAGTAACAATACCTCTAACCAATGAAGGCGCTGAACCTGCTAATACTAATGTAGCTGCATCGGGTGCTATTTGTACACCCACATCTATAGTAGGTGCTATACCTGATATTGCTACCGCCCCAACTGCGGGCGTAATTATTCTACCTTGTACGACTGAAGGTGCTGCGCCTGCGCCTGCAACCGAACCAACGCCTGGCTCGGCAATAATACCTAGCCCCCAGCCAGCAGAGCCCCAGGTCCCGCGTCCCCAACCTTCAGTTGCCACGATTTATCCTTACGTTAAAGTAAAGATGCCGGTAGCAGCAGGTAAAACTGTCAATGTATTTGGTGATGTAACAGTAAACTGACTAGATGATAATTGGCAGAAACATAGTAATCTACCAGCAGTTGCGCCAGTTGAGTTACGTAGAATCGCATATTTAATGTTAGTCAATGAAGCACCAGAAGCTGTAAATGCTAAACCTACTGTAGACATTGTGAATTTGTATTGTTTCGCTGAAGCGCCCACTGTCCATAGTGCTGTTGCTGGTACTAAGGCTTTACCACCTGTTGCATATCCACCAGTAGCAGAAATTTCATTTGTTATTTGCGAATAAGCAGTTAAAGTAAATGTTGATGCATTACTTGCGCTTGTTGCTAATACCATTTTGAATACGCCAGCCCCTAGAGTGATCGTTCCGTTACCTATGTATTGTTTTGCTTTATTATATAATTGCCATGCTGTTGCAGCCATATTAAATCTCCTTTATGTCGGCGTATGAAGCGCCTGTTTCTAAAATATGATGGAGT